TGATGGGTTCATTTAAGAACTCAATGGTTTTACTCAACTCTTTATATTCATCCAAAGGAAGGCTATCTACTTGCATCTCGGTCATATTGTTGACTATTGCTACTAACTTAACCTTTAAGTCTAAATCGGTTGCATCTTTATCTTTTGAATTAAGAGCATTATAAATTTGTTGGTATTGCCAAACGTTTATTTTTTCCCACATAGTTCCTTGATTTTGCATAAAGATAACACAATTAAATAGACTATACAAAACAAAGGTACGGAAATAAAGAAGAACTTAATCATTCCTAATGTCTCTTTCATTGTCTTTGTTTTTAGCTTTTATGTATCTTATTTCCGATTCTAAATCACCTATTATTTTTTCTAGCTTCATTATCTTTTCTATTAGGAGTTCTTTCTCCATCTTATCTAAGATGCTTTGTTTTAATTCGTATGGTTTCATAATTTGTTTTTAAAATATCCCTGCCCCCATTGGATAACCCACTACGATTATTAATTGTTAATTAAGCAGGGATAGTATCTTAAATGTTTTCTAGATATGCGGTGATTAAAAATACTACAACTAGTATAATTACTGCCTCTATGTTATGTTGTCTTTGTTTCATATTAGGTTTTTAAGATTTGTTAATATAGTTTTTTTGTAGCCATTCAATTAAGGCGGTTGCACTTTCTTCGTTTAGGCTTATGTGCTTTGTATCTTGTCCATTCATAGCAAAAACTTTGATAGTAGGCGGAAAATCTTTTAGACTTTTAAGGTCTATTTGGTTTAATTGTTTTTCGTAATAGTTCATATGTTTTATTTTTTGGTTTTAAAATTTGTGCGTTGAGTAGTCGCACCCCTACCTTCGGGGGTTAGTTATTTAAAAATTATAATCGTGATGTTTATAAGGTTTATCAGTCATACTCCATCTTCCTTTACCCCAACCCTTACTTGACAAATGTATTCTTTTTATTGGTGCGTTCTCATCACTAAAGTATTCATACTTTTGATTGTGATTATCTGCAAAGTGTCCTGCAAAACCACCTGGATAAAATTCTTGTGGAAATACTATTTGTTTAGTATTTAGTCTCTTTACTTCAACTACATTTTGACTAACTTGTCTTACTACTTCAAAAGCGACAACGTCAGTATATAATAACCAACTAATGTACTTTTTAACGGGATATTTAATTCTAGGTCTAGAAGTTAAATATTTGTTTAACCTTACTTTAGCATTATACAAGAATGTGCTAACCTCATTCATTTCTTCTAAAGTAAACTTTTGACATACTTCGCAAAGTTGTTCACAACTAATTAATTTTTTTCTAAATTTGTTTTCCGCAAGTAAAATTTGATTGTTCATAGTTTGTTTGTTTTTGATATAGCGAAGATATGGTATCTTATATACATCTTCCAAACATCTTCCCAACTATTTTTAGACTTTGTGATGAACGGCAATATTTAAGGATAAGCGGTATATCAATCATAGATGAGCCGATTGTCAATCATATACGGCTCAAAGTTGCCTTATTAAGTAACTTTTATGATTGATAAAGTTTTCTATTAGAGAACTTGTAACCGAATTGGTAACATAGTTAGGGTGCAATATGTAAAATATTGTAACAGAATTAGGGTATATATGTTACTGATTTATATAGACTTGTAACAAAATTTGTTAATTGTTGGTAGTCATACTACGCAAGTGTTCACATTTTTAAACCTTTCACGGATTCGTGAACATCACAAATTGTGTAACATTGATACACTTATTCATACGATAAAGTGTCATTAAAGTAAACCAATAACTTGACTTTTTGACTTATGTTATACGAATGAGTACCTACCATTGCCTCGCTTAATACTAAAGTTAGACCAAGCCAATGCCAATGCCATAACGCAATCATCGTGGAATCCGCTAGGTGCGGAGTACCTCACCCCGTTGGCGGTGAATTGATATTCAAATACTTCTAACTCATTTACTATAACTCCGCTAGGGAATCCTATTCTCGCTTGTTGTATAGCGGTCGCAAGACCTTCCATTAGTTGTTGCTTAGATTGACTAGTGAACTTTAAACCTTCTACCATTATCCCCTCTCTTTTTAAATCTTCGGTGATGGGGTCACCTACTCCCGTGCTATCTATCAATATAGGACATCTAGGGAGTCTTTTTATATTCTCCTTAGTGTTATGCCAATCCATTTGGAAGCGGTCGTAATAAGCCACGTTACCGCTATTATCAAGACCTATTATAACTGTGTGGTCAACCGACTTTGCAAGGTCAATACCAAATGCAACTATTGGTTGACTACTAATTGGCTTAATGCAATTCTCAATGAATTTGTTACCGAATGGGTTCGCACTATTCTCGCTAGGGTTCGCCATATACTCTTGCTCAAATACTACTTCGGGTAATTGCATCCTAGCCTCATCTATTTCCATAGGGTCTATAAATGGATTATCGTAGCTAGTAAATTTAAAGGAAGCCCAATCGGGTTCGCCTTGTTTCATAAACAAACTATAAAAGTAGTTCTTGCCTCTAGGAGTTGATAGGAAGATTGCCTTGCCCTTGTAATCGGTAAGGGTAGGTCTTATACTATTTTGCCATCCTTGTTCAAGGTCGGGGATATATGATGCCTCATCTATTATCACTAAGTGAAACTTTCTACCTCTAAGATTATCTAAACGTTCACCCGTGAAAAATTCTACTTGACCGCCATTGGGGAAGTCTATTTTAAGGTCGGATTTATTCTTAGGCATTTCTAGAGACTCGGTTAGCTTTGCGAAGAAAACCTTAGCCAATCCATAAGTAGGGGTAATATAAGCAACGGATAGACCTTTAACGGCATATGTAACGGATAGTATTTGAGACAACTCCGATTTGCCGAACCTTCTACCGCACATCACGACCCTAAAACGTTTGTCACATTCTAGGATTCTTTGTTGGTTCTCGTGCGGGTTGGGTAGGAATATTTGCATTATAAAATGGTTTTACCATCTACAAAGATAACCTCTATTTTATTATCCGATTTAATATCCATTTGTTCTTTAGGCTTACCATATACTCTAGTTAATAAAGTCTCAAGATTATATAGGCTACCTTTTCTCATTGAATTAAGTATAGCCTTGCATATTGTTCTTTCTAATGCGGTAGCTAATGCATCATCTTCAATAGTTTTTAATTGTTCTTCGTTCATTGCCAATAGATTTTGCATTGTATCGTTTACTTCGGATAATTTATATCCTTGCTCTATAAGTAAGCTAACATACTTTTTAGGTCTACCATTTGGGTTAGCCACTTCGCCTTTTTTAAATTGATGTTGTATTATATCTTGTGCTGCCATTGTGCTATTATTGTGCTATTTATTTATCTAATTTAGACTTAAAATGTTCACAAATCTTATCCATCTTACCAAGATAATATGTCATAAAGTCCTTGTAGCCTTCGTTGTCTTGTTGGTAGTTAATGTACAAAATACCCCTTAATCTTTGTGATGGGGTCTTGTTAGATTCTAGGTCGCTCTTAACACTTTCAATTGTATCTAGTTCATCTTGTTGAAATGATTCTTCTTTGATTGCTATGTAGCAAAACCTTTGGTTAAGTTGGAATACTTGTGCTAGGTCGTTAGGTGCTAGTTCTTGTGTTCCGAAGGTAACCTTAATTGTTTTATCCTTTCTAGATGTAAGTCCTTCTATTTGTGCGGGTAGTATTATCATTTGCCTTGTCCTCTACTTGGTTTTGGTTTCGGTGAATGTTTGTTATAAGATTTCTTTGCTTGTCCTCTTTTTCTTTTACCAAATGAAACTTTGGTTGAATCGGTTTTACCTTTTGCCATCTAATTTATCTTTATGTTTCTTTTTTAAAAATTCCATATGTGTTTTAGTATCACCCATTACAACGTGGCAATGTCTACATAGTGCCATAAGATTGTCTATTGTGTCTACCTTTTTACTACCGCCCATTCCTCTTGCCTCTATATGATGTATGTCTACCGCCCTTGAACCACAAACCTCACAAGGTATAAACTCATCTAGGATGTAACCAAAATGGGAACAATACACTTTAGTATGATTCCTCATTGCCTATTAGTTTATTATATATAGCGAATCTTTTCTTATTTATATCGTGTAAGTTGAAATGGGTATTGCAATAATCAAATAGCTTTTGTCCGTATTCAATCCTAGCATCCTTATCGTTGACTAATAGCTTTATCCATTTGTACCAATCTTGTTGTTTATTTACATAGCATACAGGCATATTCTTATAAGGGTGAACGTTGCTAACTATGGCGGGGTTTTTCTTTGATGCGGTTTCTAGAACCTTTAGGTTTGATTTCATTGAACCAAACTTATTGTCTACTAAAGGGATTATACTTATATCCGAATCCGCATAAGCACCCATATATTTTGTTATTTCGGCATAGTCATAAATGGTAGGATTCAATTTTAAACCATTGGTAAATACTCCTATCATTCTATCCCAAACTTGTTTCTCCCCTAGATTATAACCCGCAATGATTGTACGAACGGGGAAGTTTATTTTCTTCATTGGGTTTCTTAATATATCTAAATCGGGAACGTGCGTACCGCTACCCGACCAAAACAATCTAACTAAATCCGATTCTAATTTATTATCGTGAAATTGTTCTTCGCCATAAGGAATGGCATTAGGAAGTATCTCAACGTTAGGATTGTATTGATATATCTCTTCGGCTAATCTTTCGTGAGTACAAGTGCATAGGTCGGCTACTCTCATATATTCTACTATAATTTCTCCTAT